GAACAGTCTATCGCTACCCTGAGAAAGAATGATGGTCTCGTCAGTTCCATGATCATAGGCAAGTTCTGAACCAAGATTAAAAGTCACATAGTTTGTTTGAGTGGTTATTGACGTGTAAGCAACAAACTCTTCGTTTGGAGTTCCCCGACCGATAATAATACTTCCCAAGACTGGAAAGTTCTCAGCACTATCACCATTGATCTCTCGAGTCCCAGAGGCGGCACCTTCTAGCCCCGAATAGACGCTAGTTGAGACTTTTACAATCGCACTGTCGCCAAGGGTGACATACGTACTGGCATAGGATGAATTTCTTCTTTCCAGACCGTATTCAAAAGCTCGGTTGTTAAGGTCAGCCCCAATAGCCGAATCAATCGAATAGCCTTTGACGATCTCTATCATTTGAAAGTATTGCTCATCGTCTTCGAGAGCCGCAGCTTCCATTATGATGGACCAAATTGATCCATAATTTAGATCGTTCAAATTAGTAGAATCAAGAAAGACAATCGTCATGTCTCTCATGATTTCTTGTGTCACTCTTGGTGTAAATATACCCATTGTCTTTCCCTACGCCGCAAAAGTTATTGGAACTCTGACCGGAAGATCCGATCCCTTAAGTCTGACAACCATATTAATCGAAACCGCTGAAGACTCTTGAGTCACACCAACGTAAATTATGGAATCAATCCTATCGTCAGTCTCAAGAGTTTTTCTAATCTGGTAAGAAACATCGCTTGTGTTAATAGACTTTTCTCCAATTTCCAAATCAGTTCCGAGGTTTGGATGAAGAAGAAGAGCGCCCCTTTGCATTAGTATTCTAGTGATAATCGCCTGTGCTAAATTCTCCACACCTTCAACCGTCTTCACGTCATTGGTTGCCGGATCTAAAGCAATATCGTTATTTTCATCAAGTTTAATATCTGTCCCAAACAAGTTCTTTTGTTTTTGAGTTATAAACACTCCGGTCTCAATCGCCGCCTTTGACCGTGGGATTAAAATCTCATCGCCGACATATAAAACCCCCTCTTCTCTCTCTTCTCCGGTCTCAAGTGGGGTAGGATTGATATAGGGGTGCTTCAGATTATTTCTGATCACAATCTGCTTCCAATCAGCTCCGTACTTTTCTGCAAATCTTTGAATAGACATCCCCCCGGTAATGACAACCTTGTCACTACCGGCCGGAAGGTCGGAAAGAAGTCGGTCTGTTTCCGATTCATCGTAATTTAGATCTTTTATTTTTGTCTCGACCTTTTCTATCTCAGACTTGTCTCCAACCCTTCGAGCAAAGGCGAGGTCTTTTTCAAGCTGAATGAATTGGCGCTTTTTAGAAGCGGCTAAAGCAGTTTTCGCCGCGTTCGCATATATCTTTTGAGAAAGATCGTAGGTGTCGGCACCACTGTTGTCATTCTTCACCGCATCAGCTTGAGCGCGGACTATTGCAGCCCTCACCGCAGCCGCAGCCTTCTTTAACCCATTCATCACCTCAAACTTATCGGACGTGATTAAAACACTCGCCGCACGAGAAGAGGTGTTGGTTCTCCCTTTCATCTCATTGTAAAGAGTTGTGTCAACACCTGCGGCGTCGGCTGCATTGTCGTTTGTTTTTATGATATTCTCAAAGAGAGTTTTAAGCTCTTCTCTTGAAATAATCTGAGCTTTCCCTAATTTCGCTCGCCTGTTCTCTGTTCGCTTCCAAGTCTCACGGTAATCGGCATAAGCGTAAAGGGGAGAAAGGACTTCTCTTTTAAGTTCCCTGTTCACTGTCTCTGCCCAGCTAATGCCACCGACGATAAAAGACGTTGCAGCGTCGATTGCTTCGGTCCCAATTTCAAAAGCTTTATCGACATAGTCTAGTGCATTTTTCTTAAGCAATTCGTCTTTAACGACACCGATCGCTTTGAGAGAAATACTATAGTCGTACATAAAAGGCTTAGAGGCATTTCGAGCCATTGTGAATTTTTGAGGCTCAACGAACAGGTATTCAGCGTCTTTGTAGTTCATGAATACCAGACGAAGATCGCCTTTCGTGTTTTTTCTTTTCTTTTCGACATATGCCCGAAAGTAAGATCGAAGCTCTTGGAATTCATAATACCCCGAACGACCGTCTCCAAACGCAGGGGCTCCGGTCTGTGGAAATGCCCCACCCGCTCGCCTGTTCGGGGAAATACCTGTTGTTCCAGAAATGACGATATCTTTTAAAGTTGTACCTTGGTGTTCCACCATGACACCCGAAAAGGTAGGGGTCACTTCGATCGCGAATATCTCATCTTGACTCAAGTTTTGCGGATTGATTTGAAGAATAAAATCTTTCCATGCTCCGTGCTCTTCACTTGACGCAGCTTCACCCGTGTTGCTTGCCGTGCAAACTCGAAAACCATAGCCTCTACTTTTTTTCCAGCTCCCGTCGTTCTCTTGGACGGTGGTGTTCGTCTCTTCGAAATCACTTGGATATGGGTGTGAGCCAACTCCAAACACCCCTCCGATATTGCTTAAGGAGCCAACTAAGTCATCGAATGTACTTTGAAAACCCATCCCTATCTCCCAAAGTGTTGCGTGACGCAATACTTTTAAATAACCGCTACCCCTGCAAGTACCTTCGGATCTCCGCCCGGTGTTGTCCCTGTGATTGTGACTGTTAAGCCAAGGGTAGCATCTCTAAATTTTTCAGGAAACTTCGATTCTGAAGTTGGAGTCGGCGGAGAATTCTCAAGTTCTTGAATCTTCGCTTTCCCCGCTGTCACTGTCGCCAAATCGAATTCTGTTTTTGTTATCGATCCAAAACCTACTGCCGTCAATGTGGTCAAAACAGAGGCATTAAGACCCGTCTCCCAAGCATCGGAAAAGTCCGATATCGCATCTGACAGACTCGGATTGATCCCAAGAAGCTCAAGTTCAGTCTTCAATGAAGACTGGCCGTATTCAAAAGTAAAATCCGCTTCAGCCGACTCCTCCAACTCTGCGTCAATGGTCCTATCAGCCACCCATTTCGCAAAGTTTGCAGCCCACACTTCCACCTTTGGCAATGCCTCTAAAGTGTTGGTATAGACTTGTAGGGAGTCAACGGTCATAATTTTATCTCACCCAAGCGGGTTTTAATGTCGTCTATTGCGTCTTTTGCGGTAGTGAATGCGGAGGCATTGGTCGGAACAGAAGATGGACCCACCGCCGTGTTTACAATGATCCCAGCGCACGCCTGATAGACCAAAGACATCTGTGCCAACGCCTCTTCGAACAACGTCAAAAGCTCATCACTATTGCCTGTTACATCACTATTGCCTGTTAAAGACACCTTTCCATTGACCAGATTTAAGGCCGAACCCCCGTCCTCTTTGACCACTATGCTTTTGTCTTTGATCTCAATGCTGGTGTCCTCGACTTTTAAAAGTACATTGCCACCGACACCGTCAATCTCGACAGTGGTGTCCTTGTGCGATACACTCCATTTCCCGTCTTTGTCACACTTAAGAGTTGATCCAACCCCGTCTTCATTCTTTGTCCAGATTGGCATCCCCGACTTGTGTTCTTTTTCTCCAATATTTTTAATTGTGTAGGAGCCATCTTTTCCAAGAACAAATTCAAATCCCACATTCTCATACCGCTCGACAATATTGTCTGAAGCGGAGGGTTTGCTCACCTCGTCGTTTTTCTCTTCGAGAAGTGGGTGTCTGATTGAGCCGATAATTACCGGGTAGTCGCCATGACCCCTAGCGAATAAAATCCATACTCGCTCACCGTTTTTCTTTGCTTCCGAGACAAAGGCTGCGTCTCCAACCTCACCGATATCAGCCGGTTCAACAACGTCAGCTTCTTTTCTAAGGCGAAAGTGATTATTAAAAATGCTACCGGCATGAACAAGCTCTTGGACCCCGTAGAATCTGCGACCATCGATCGCAACAACGTACTCCATTCGACCACTTTTATTATCGGAGTCTTCGGGGTAGACGGCTTTAATAATGGTCCCGTAGTAAAGGCCGAACATGCTGTATGAACTACTGTCCCCAGCTTGCTCGCCCCTTCTCTTGACGTGGTTGGGAACAACCCCACCGTTTTCGGTATAATAAACCATCACTTCTCTCTGCCTGAACGATCGATTTTAGTTTTACTACTGTCTGCAAGGTAGTCTGTGTCTTCGCGACCGTAATCATCACTTGAGACATCAATGAACGGATAACCCTCATCCAACCACTGGCCACACGTTACCGATATTTCGGTCTCCCATTGAGACGGAAATGTCCATTCGTGGGAATACCCCTCAATGTAATATATCTTGTCATTCTTCTCGTCGTACTCGCTTTCAACTACAACCGGAGTTCCAAGTCGAATATCATTGCGTCCCGCAATAGTAATGGTTCCCGTCTCATAGAGATGGTTGTAGACATTAATGTCGTAGAGAACAGACATTATCGATTCGAATAGGGCGTTGTTTAAGTTGAGAGAGCCGTCTTCATCCGTGTAAACAAACTCAAGAATTCGATTGTCTTGACGCAAACCATAACGCTTAATCGACTCGACTTGAGTCATGGGATTTCCCCATTTCCCCTTTTGAGCGTCAATAAATGCCGTGGTCTCAAGTTGAGAGTCAAAGAGAAGTGTTCTTGGATTAAGCCAGAAAAAATTAAACCGTGCCTGATCATCTCGGCCTAGATTGGAATACTTAACCTCATGCCCTTTGACCTCAACTCTGTTTTCCATATTGACAAGGGTGGTGTGATGATCACCGAGAAAACCCTTTGGGTCTTCAAAAAACGAACTCACTGGTCTTGGCTGAAGAAAAATGGCCATGTTTTTGTCGGCGTCTAAATCCAAAAAAACATCGTTAATAATTTCATTGCTCGACTTTTGGACTTGAGACCAAAGCGTCTCATTCTCACCGAATGCATTGTAGTTTTTATAACCGGCAAGTCCGTCTGGAATGTGCCGAAAGAGAACTTCGTTTATAGTCTTTGCACCCGCACCAGTCGAGACAACCGCAGGGGTGAACTTTGTGAAAAGCTCTTCAGGCAAAAACCACTGCTCCATCGGCGGAAGAGATTTTTTACCATCGAAAGCCGGTCTTTCTAGCTGACCATTCCCAATGAAGACATTTAAAACTGACTTCAAAAGCTCATCTGGAGAACCTTTTAAAATTAGACCATTTTCTTTAAGCATCCCGTAGACGTTGCGAATCAGGACGTTTTCGACAGAATACGGATTGAACCAGATTGTGGTGTCCTCGAACACCTTTCCGAAGTCTCGACCTTCGATCGTATAGCGAACAATGATTTTATCAGTATTTTCATCACGTTGCTTGGTTCTGTGGACTCTATCTACATTGCCAACCATGACGATATCTTTTTTAGAATCGTACTCTTTCGATGGGGTGTTGAACAGGCGGATGATACACCAATCACCGACAGATATCTTATTTCTCCAACTGGTTGTTGGTGCCAATTCTACCGAAAAAGACCCCGCAGACCCCCGAAGAGATTTCTGAACACGAACACTTAAAATCTCATCGACAACCATCTCTTGCGTGACCGAAAAGACCTTTGCATCGTCAACAATGTTTTTTCTAATGCTGTTCGGAAGGCCGAAGTTCTGGGAATCATAGTGGAAATATTCAAGTGAAGCAGAAGAAGTCGTGTTTTTAATATCTCGACTAAAACGTCTTTCAGTCGGTTTTTCGGGACCAAAAACAGGGTCTTGTCCGATTGTGAGTTTTGCTAATTCGTCCAGCACTTCTTAACCCCATGCTACCGATTGTCCCCGAGGGTGGTTTCTTAACGTCACATTAGACCCACCGCTTTGAACTAGTTGAGAAGCCAAATGATAAAGAGCCGCCGTTGTCTGTCCCAAAGCGGACTCTAGGGACGCAAAGTTGATTGGGGGCATCATGGTCCCCCCAATGTCACTTGAAGACGTTACAGGGGCGATTAGACCCCCTGAGTTGGCATAAACCAACGCACCCAGATTCTTTTGAGCCGAAGCTGCATTGACAACGTATTCGTTAGGAGTGAGCCACCCCGCAACCGTGTCCGATCCAACCGGACCCCCACTGGCATACCCCTTCTTTCCTTTTCTCTTTTTAAATTGTTTTGTAAACCTTTCTGAAGCTGTCTCTTTCCCGAAAGCCTTCTTTGCTTTCGCCATCATCCAGTCTAAGGTCACACCCCCACCGAAGTGACTAGAAATCTTCTTAGCGGCGTCTGATCTTCCGATCCGACCTCCACCCGCCCTATGGACCTCTCCGCCCTCTGTAAGGTCTTGACGACTCCAATAGCCCTCTGGATCATGGACAAGCTGATCATAGTCTTCACCGGAATCCATCAGCCTTTTCATCTCAAAGACATCTTTTGCTGAAATGTCTTGCTCTTCACCGCTAAAGAAAGAGCCAGGATGTCTCCATTTTTTAAGATTTTTCCTTGCAGTTCCGAGCCTTCTCCCCTCGTCAATATTGATTGCCGAACCCTTTTCCTTAATCCAATCCTGCATATAGGGTTCTACTTGCTTTTGATATTGCTCATGTTTATCGGGCATAAATGCATTGCCAACCCAATCAAACATGCTTTGAAGAGTTCTCGAAAAGCTTCCGTCCGTCCACTCGTCAAGAGCCTTGTTAATACCTTTTCCGATCTCATATCCGATCGCCGCAGCCGCAACCGCTGAAAGAGCCCCTCCGATAAGTCCGCCAGCTCCAATCGCGACACCCGGTCCAACGCCAGACTTTCCGCCAAATCCGCCAGCTCCCCCGCCCATCAATCCTCTGCCAGCCACTCCCGCAGCTACTAAAATACCGATCTTCTCAATATCTGAATGAAATAGGCCGGTTGCCTTAGAAAACTCGTCCATTCCATCAACAAGTTTTCCCACTCCACCAGTTACAAATTCGGACATGGTGTTTGCGACAGTGTCGAGACTTTTTAAAATCTTAAGTGGCGCACCGTCCTTGTCCATCTTTCCTTCGGCTTGTTTTTTGATCTGAGCCTCAATCGCTTTTCCAACCGCTGTCCCAGCCAAATCAACTCTTTTGCCGTTTCGACTTCCATCAGGATTTGTGGTCTGACGTGTGATCTCATTTAAAAGATTTTTAGTAGTCCCCCCCTCAAGATCAAAAATCTTTTGAAGAGCAACAGCTTGATATGCTGCATTGTCAGGAGCTTTATCGATCACATTGTTGATTATGGAATTTGTAAGATCTTTCCCCGAAACTCCCATCGCAGTTATAAGGTCTTTGTACCCCTTCACATTTCTAAACTGCTCCATGTCACCTGTGTCTACATTGCCGAAGAGACCCATACTCTTTCTCAGCTCAATAGCCGCAGGGGAAACTTCTGTTCCAGCCGCATTTGAAATCGACTCGTAAGATATCAAATTTGAAACTTTGTCGTTTTTCTGAAGAACCCCACCGATCCCTCTGATCATGTCAAAAATACGTTCAGGATTGGTTCTAAAAAATGGAAGCCTCGCCATGTGTCCAGCGAACCCTTGAAGGGATTTTTCATCAACATCGACACCCTTAGACATCGACTCAAGATAACCAGACATCGCCGCCAAGTATTCAGGGATTGCCGAACCTGAAAGACCGGCATTCATTGCAACACCAACCGACTCAGACACAAAGCCACGGTCATTCTTAACACCAGCACGGCGAGCCGCACCCATAGCCCTAGAAGACTCCTCCATTGAGATTCCAAAACCCCTTTGAAGCATCTCCCCGGTGTCTATTCTTCGATCAATCTGTCCAGAAGAAAGGTCTCGACCAGCCGATCGGCCAAACATTTGTCCAGACTGAAGTCTCTCTGAGAATGTATAACCAAGAGAAGAGCTGTCTGAAGCGGACCCACCAGCGATCCCTGTGACACCTAAACGTCCTCTGGAAAGCCCAGCCGACCTTGTCAGCGAAGCCATCACACCCACTGATATCCCAAGCATAGCGAGTGTTCTCGCCGCTTGCATGGGCATTCCTCCGCCAACCCTACCGCCACCAGCACCCCCTTGAATAGCTCCGCCGCCGCCCCCCATTCCCATAGATTGAGAAAGTCTTTTTTGGACTTTTAATTCTGCCGAAACTTTTTCGAGCTGTTTGACAGTGTCGCTGATTCTCTTTGTGTCCCAGACATCTTTTGAAGCTTTTGACATATCCAAAAGTTGTCTTTTTAAAACATCCTGATGAGTCTTAAGCTCATTGATCGAACTCTTTACATCGTCTCTGATCGCTTTCTTAAATCGTCTGCCAAACTCTCTGCCGACGTCAACCTTTCCAAGAGCCTCAAGTGAAGTTTTTGCTTCTTGAGTTCTTTTCGTAAAGGTTTTGACATCCAGATTTAATTCAAGTTTTGCTTGGGTCACAGAAACGTCTCCTCAAACTCATCACTCATAGCCGAACCTTGATCGACTGTCTTTTTGCTTTCGGGGAGGTTATAACCAACATTATCCATCATTTTGTTAAATTCTTCTTCAGAAATCTCTTCGTCTTCAGTCTTATACTTGTCGATCCGCCCTTTGCTGTTCTCTCTTCGTTTTTCAAGTGTCTGCTCCACCTCTGGCGGAGCTTCACCGTCCCACTCGTCTTTCCCCTGACCCACCGAACTGAGGAAAGCCTCAACCCTTGATGCATCTCCGAGGTAGTAATCTTCTAGCTGTTCAATAAAGAGTTCTTCGTAGGTGTATTCGTCGAGTGGCTTTGGAGGAATTCTATACTTTTTGTGCCACCACTTTCGCAGTAATAAGGCTTCGTCTTTAATATTCTCAATAGCAATAAAATGGAGATTATCGTTGGATTTGAGCTTACCCCTCAGTCTTTCTGTCAAATCCCTCAATTGCATCGGCTTTGGACTCCATGACATCGTTTACGTTTTCACTGTGGACTTTTAATTTCCACTCTTCTTCGAAATCAATACACTTGTTATAAACCGCATCGACCACGTTTGAATCGTAAAGCTCCATGCCGTAAAGTGAGTTTTGCCACCACTCTGGAGACTCAACAATCGTGTGCCTTAAATAGGCAAGCGACCTATTGAGCTGATCTATTTCAAAGTTGTTTAGGTTTTCAACGTCACCGTTGAGTCGAGCGATAGTAGATGCGATTCTTGTTCTCGCTCCCAGGGTGGGTCTGACGTATTTGAATTTGCCGACAAATAGACTTTTAGTTTCGTTACCACGAACTTCAATTTCAAAAGTTGTGGTCATCTCAGGCATCTTAACACTCATTTTTTATCCTTCATATTTAGTGAAAGGGGGCATTTCACCCCCCAAGTTTTTTTTATGCGCCCTCTTCATCCTCTGCTTTGCGACCGACGAAACTCCAGGTCTCAGTCATGATGCCCCGAGCATCCATTTGTGACTGTCTTGCCTGTAGCTTAACGCCTGTCATAAGTAAAATAACCGCACCCGAATTTCGATCGATAAGGTCTACGGCTAATTCCCCTTGTGTGAGAATTTGTGAAAACTTCGACATGATCCCAAGCTTCTTCACAGAAGAGAATGGAATGCGAAAGTTGGTGCATTGAAAGTCAACAGTGTAGCCGACCTCTGCATGCTCCAAGACCTCTAAATGATCAAGCACATTTACAGGTTCGAGCTGAATGTTTTCGTTAAACGACACGTTGGAGGCATACGCGACTTTATTCCCATCGACCGAGAATATAGCTCTGGCTCCCGTCATCACCCTTGATTGTTGATCGTTTCCTGCCATTGCTTAAAACCTCCCCTTATGCCGACTGACGAATGTCAGCTAGATAAATTGTTGGGAGAATCCAATCGATCCCTTGGACCGGAGTGATCGATATATTGATCTCCGCAGTCGCACCAGAAAGATTGATCCTCAAATTTTTATATCCAAGACCCTCGTTTAAATCGTCGCCGACAATCCAGTCGTTCTTGAGATAGATTTCCATGCGAGACTTAATAAAGCTTCCGATGTTCTCCGCTGTTCCAGTTTTTGCCTTTGTTCCAGTGAATACAGCTTCGAGGTTATAACGAAGGTCATAAGCGACAGAGTCGGCAGCTTCGATAACCGAAATCCTGTTCCAAACCCAAGATGAGTCAACACCATAAGAAGTGTTGCCTACGATTGTTCTCCAACCGCCTGTGTCCA